ATAAAGAGGGAAATGATGAAAAAAGTAAAGCCTGGAGACAAGATTTGGGTACCTCGTGGGGCCCATCGTGAGGTTGGTTCAGTTCTATCTATCCAAAACAACGGTGTTATAGTTTGGTTGAATTGGACGGACGATTCCCTCGAAGAAATTAAATTTTGCAGATTCGATCAAATTGAAATCAAGCAGCTTGAGCCTGCAGAGCCGCCCCATTTGGCACCAAAGGAGACGTAGGTGTCGGTTGTGGGCCTGCTGTAGGTGCCGGCGCTGGTTGTGTCGGCACTATCGGCTGGGCTCCTCTAATCAAAACCTGTACTTGCCTAAAGAATTTACGCAACAGTTCTGCTTTATCTTCTTCTAGATTGGCGGGCAGATAAAGATTGATATATTGGACCACAAGCGTGGTAGCCAGTTGTAGATCCATAAACACATCAGGTGGAGTGTAGTCTCCAGATTCGACAATCGCGTCGAGAATCTTGAATATCCGTTCCTCGCTGGCGTTGTCCAGCTTCTCGTTTTGCTCAAGGTCTTCAGGCGCTCGCATGAGTCGACGACCTTCCTTAAGCGTGAGCATACCGGCTTGTACCATTTCGGTAACTTTTTCGATACGCCCAGCGGGTTGGCGCGGAAGGGCCGACTCATTGAAGCACTGAATCACAAATGGATCTTGGATCAACTTCATTTTCGGAAGTTCAATCTCTTTTGTACCATCTTTATTAGGGTAAACAGTCTGGTACTTGCCGGTACGCTTGGCAATGTCCATAGCTGTTTCGGTGATCAGATATGCCAAGTCAATATAAAGATTGTCGTAACGCCTAGATAACTGAGCGAACCGGTCTGTTGAAATGTCATCATAACTGCGGATAGCTTCACCGGAGTTGAGGCCGGCAGGTTTCTGAGAACTGGCTTGCAGGCTAGATACTCCACACTGCTGGAAGCCGTACTGTATCAGCTTGTCACGCTCGGTATATAGCTCAGGAGCGTTGCAGGGCGCGACTTCATAACTGGGCTTAGTGCCAGTGTAGGTGATCATTACGCCAATTTCATTGTTATTATGCGCTTTGACCACTTTAGAAGATTGTTCGATGAAAATTCTAGGCACGCCTACCAGGTTGATAGCGCGCGAGATGGTATACATGATCCGGTTGATGGAAATTTGCGTGCCGAACAGCAACGTACCCAATCCGTGTCCCCAGAACCCCAAAAAGGGGTCGGTGTAATTAATGAAAACGAACGGAAATTTGGGTTTGTTCCACTCCTCATCAAAGATTACGCCATTTACTGTCGCAATAGTGTGTCTACCTGGCACATACCCCTTAGATTCTGGATCAGAACCGGAAGGCAGCTTCCAGCCCTCAACAACCATGACTTGATCGGCGGTAGTACGACCGGTATCAGGCATGTTGTCTGGGTAGGATTGCGGGGTGTTGGCGACAGTAGCTGCGGCTTTAGGATAATTAGCCATTAGTTTGTCGCGATCGACAAGTTTCAGCTGTAGTAGCTGTTGTGGCTGGCCGTTCAAGCTATCATTCTCGTCGACGTATAGGTCGGTAGTCATGACACGATCTACACAGACTTTGTCGTCCGGACCTTCATAGACTTTCAGCGCACCAGTACCAGTGCAACAGGCATCCCGTAGAGCCTTTGCACCTAGAGTGTAGGCTTTGGTTTGATAGAATTCACCCAGAACAAATTGGTTGCATTCTTGGGCGATGTGGCGCTGCTTATAGTCCGCACCATCAGTAAGAAATTTAGGAGTGGGTTCGTTTTGAGATAGACGAGATACCAGTGTGTCGGTACAGGCAGCAATCAAGTTGAACGTTGGTCTGTCGTCGGGCAGGGTCCGGCTACGATCCATTTGGGCGACGTTTGATCCGGCATAAGAATAAACATTGAGTCCTGAGTAGAGTCGGATATTGACTGCAATTTGTCGAAGTCGATATTGCTGGTTGGTTTTAAGATAGGAAGCTGTTCCACACAATTCTGTGGCAAGTTGTCGATCATTGTCTGCTCTCCACCATTCGGCGACTAACGATTTGGCATCGTCGACGTCGGCTCGGGTCTTCATTTTGATTTTATCGGTTTTAGGACGGCCTTTAATGACTTTCATGGCCAATCTCAGCTAGCTGGCGGTTGATGGGTCGCGTAAAAAATCAAATCGTCCGGAGATAGGGCATCGGTTGGTATATCGATTTGATCCACGCCGGAATGCGCAGAAGGCCGACTATCGTCAAATACCAATTCTGGCACATCCGAAGTCTTAATGCTCTTTACGCCGTGTTTTCGGCAAATGGCCAAAAACTTATCGAATTCCTTAAGATTTGTGATCACCGCTGATGCATCTCTCTAGGAACGCCACGCCAGCTTAGCTTATGCTTGCGCATAATCCTAGAAACCATGTCCGCGCGATCTTGATTTTCTTGATCATCATCGTCGTAGTCACCAGAATTTTCACCGGTATAATCAGCAGACGACCAATCACTTGGATATTCTTCGTAGTCTGCGGGTTGCATGTCTGCGCGGTCCATGAATTTTCCATGAACATCCTGGCCTTCTGCATACCCGCCTTGGGCCATTTTCTTACGTAGGCAACGTTCAACCATATCTAGAGATTCTTCGGTTGTCGGTGCCATCCCACCTTCAGCATATTCGTCCATGTCATCATCGATGGTAGGCTTTTTAGGTCTATCGGGCTGGCCCATCCAAGTACCGCTGTATTCATCCCCAGCACTGCCGCCATATGCCATATAATCATTGGTAGTGGCGTGGCGCGCCCTGCGATTGGCTTCGTTAGCTTTATCACGTGATTCGGAGGGCTCCAGCCAGTTCCGTTCACCCTCAGCATAGGCCATACCACCTTCTGCATAAGATTCACCTGTTACTGGATTTCTGGCATAGCGCTTCTTTTCTTCGTACGGCTGCCCCGTAATAGGCTCCTTGGCGCCTTGTCTGGGCTTAGAATATGGCACTCCTGTCACCGGATCTTTTGCCATTCCACCTTCGGCCATTTTCTTTTTCTGTGCTTTTCGTTTAACAGAATAAGCAATAGCCAGGTTTTCGGCCCTGCGGCCGGGATGAGCATTCATTTCAGTTTCAACATTGTGTTCAAACGCTTTTTTAGATTTTCCGTGCATCAAAGGCATCGTATATTCCTATCTTAGACAGCGGGTCCATTATAGACGTTGACAATTCCTTTAACAGCATTAGGATACTGATCCGCTTGCGCCAAAGAGGAAGTTGTGAACGTAATAGTATCGCCGGCCGTTGCTGCCAGCGTAGTTCCGCAACTCAGCAGTGCCGTAGAGCCGCTAGTGTTGTTTGATACGAGAACTGTGGTGCCGTTGTGTGCTAGAGTGATCACCAGACCGGATTCATAACCAAACGTGCCGGTTGTAGTGACCGCATAAGTAAACCCGGGCGACGCCGTTCCATTAGCTGCCGCAGTCATAGCACCGACCTGATTAGCGGTAAGAGTAAGAACTGCGGAAGCTGCCGTTGCAGTCGTATAACCGGGGGTGAGAGCTGGCGTGGCTGGGTTATTGGCAGTAGGCAAGAGCGCCGCATTAATAGCAGCGGCCGAATCGGAAGCCAGCGTGGACGCCGTAGCTCCAGTAGCGGCCGATACCTCAATGCCAGTTAGGCCAGCAGGAGCGGGGTTGACACCTGCACCGTTGATATTATACCAAACATAGTAACCGGCCGCGTTGCCGGCTAGATAAAACGTCCAGTAGGTGCTGTTAAGGCTGCCGGACACGTCCGCGACCATGGTGACAGTCTGAACTTCGCCGGCGGGCGGGTTGGCACGCGCTTCGGGCTGATCACTAGTCATCCACGGCAAAAAGGCCTGGCAAGTACACGTATACAAAGAAGTTGTTTGAACTTCATAGGTTAGCGTGGTCAGCCCAGTAAAGGGCGTGGATTGATTTGGGTTAATTGCCGAAATTGTCAAGGATTACTCTCCATTAGTTCTTGATCTTGGGTCTCATCGATCGTCATAATATGTTGGCAGAGGGCCTCTAGAGCCTCTCGTAATTTGGATTTATCTCTCATTTCAACAGCTTCCATCAGATCGTCTGCTACAGCATCGAGCATATCGTATTCGTCGAACTGAACCGGTGCGGACATTGCGGCTGATGGACGTTGACTCCGCATAAAAGGTAGCACGTAAGGCCCTCCTATTTTAGTCCAAAAACAGCTATTGGTAAAGTTTTTCATCAAAATACCGACAAGAATACAAATGAGGTAACCGATGCCTGTCAAAAAAGTACTAACAGCCGAACGAGTCCCAGTCAAAATATGGACCACCGACGTCGAGCCAGAAGCTGAACAACAACTTCTCAATACAGCCAGATTGCCTTTTGTTTTCAAACATGTAGCAGCCATGCCCGATGTTCATTTCGGCAAGGGCGCAACTGTTGGCTCAGTCATTGCTACTAAAGGCGCCATTTGCCCAGCAGCTGTAGGAGTTGATATAGGCTGTGGCATGATTGCCGTTCCTTTATCAGTCACCGAACAACAAGCCAAGGATAATCTTGATAAAATTTACAAATCAATTCTGCGCTCAGTGCCAGTCGGTTATGAGGGCAACCATAAAATTACAGATTCTGTGCAGAACTGGATAGGTTGGCAAGACTGGGACCGGCTTACTGCACCAGTAAAAGACCGCCTAAAAAATACAACATCTCAGCTGGGATCTTTGGGCGGCGGTAATCATTTTATTGAGTTGTGTCTAGATCAAAGCAATTGTGTATGGATCATGCTCCACAGCGGTAGTCGGAACATCGGTAAAACAATGGCCGAACGGCATATAGACAAAGCTAAGGGTTTGATGAAACAAATGTTTATCGATTTACCCGATCCAGACCTTAGTTACTTTGTCGAACAGACAGCAGAATTTGACGCCTATATGCACGATCTTGAATGGTGCCAAAATTATGCCATGCAAAATCGTCTGGAAATGTTAGAGCGAGTTAAAAAGAGCATTTCCTATGCGGTGTTCGGCGAATTACAAGAGATTGCACATGGATTGTCTATAAATTGCCATCATAATTACGTTTCCAGAGAAAATCACTTTGATACCAACGTGCTGATAACACGCAAGGGCGCAATACGCGCTAGGACTAATGATTATGGTATCATTCCTGGTTCTATGGGTACCAACAGCTATATTGTGCGAGGCCTTGGCAATACAGATAGCTTCTGTTCATGTAGTCACGGCGCTGGCCGTTCTATGTCCCGAACTAAAGCGCGCAAGACTTTCACTAAAGAAGATCTACAAAAGCAAACCGAGGGTGTCTTATGTCGTAAGGACGAGGGAGTTTTGGACGAAATCCCCAGCTCTTACAAAGATATCAACACTGTCATGGAAAATTCATCTGATTTAGTTGAAACTGTAGCAATTCTGAAACAATTCATGTGTATAAAGGGGTAAAAATGACTAATTTGCATATTCTAGAAGGTACAACAATAAAAAGTCTTTGGCTATCTGATGACAAAACTTATATGAAAGTCTGCACAGATAAAGGAGATTATTGTTTCATAGCCGAAGGTGATTGCTGTTCGAGTTCTTGGATTGAACACTTTGAAAATGTGGCCATGTTATTTGACAACAAAATTGATGAAATTCAAGATATAACGTCGTTCGTCGACGAAGAAGACATTACCGACGAATGTGTCCAGGTTTATGGCATCAAATTTATAGTTTTGGGCAGGGGAACCGCAATACTAGAATTTCGCAACGGTTCTAATGGGTATTATGGTGGTTGGATTGAAATGGTTGACGAAGAAGATTGCAAGAGCGAAGAATTTAAGCCTATAACTGAAGATTTCTGATTATCCTAGAGCTCCCAGCGGCTCGAAATGATCTTGTCTTGACTGTGTTTCTAGTTGCTGGCGCTCTATCTCCCAAATTTTAGTTTCTGATTCGGTCTGTTTCATATACCACTCTCTGCTGCCAACTACTATTTTTTTCTCTGCTTTTTGAGATTGATAGTGATATCCATTACGCCAAGAATACAGAAAGCTGTCCGTGGCGTGGTTTTTGCATGCTGGATTCTCTTTCTTGGGATACTTGATCCTATCACCGTCGGTTTTCCAGACCAACCCTAACATTTCATCCCAAAGCACTCTATTTGCTGGCGTATCCAGAATCTTGATTTTGCCTTGAACCAAGTCACCATTGCACAGTTCTATGAAAGTGGTTTTGTCTTGCTTATCGGCGTATTCAAATGGAATACTGGAGCGCTGTCGCATAGACTCCACACCCTGCTTGTTCGCGCCGTCGATGACCACTCTGTTCGGCGCCCACAACGAATCTGACATAAATTCTTTAATCTTATCAACGACTTCATCAAATGTCATATGGTTTTTGGAATAGGTCTTGAGTACATATAGATTCGGATCATTGACGTGGTAAGCTGTAAGTACAAAAGCATTATCGTCCTCCCAACCGGTGTCGACACCTAGTACGTAGCTCCAGCCAGTATGCACTAAATTAGGCAACTTACTGGCGGGTAGTAGGTTTTTGGCCGCGCTAAACTTGTAAACCAAGGCCTCGTCATCAATAACCCACTGATTCAAATACCATTGTTTGAATTGCGGTGTTTCCATGTACTCAGGACGATTGAGCGCAATCTCAGCCAACAGCTCAGCCCATTTAGCGGACACATGCGGGTTGTCGTAGGCCGACCACTCAAAAAGTTTCCAGCCTTTCTCCTTACCGGTCGTCACATCATAGAAAAGGCCTCTAGGGAAGTTGGAAGCTGTCCCCAGCATACAGATAGTACCCCGCTCCCCTGCAGCGCTAGGATCGGCCATTGCGGGCCCCAGAACGCCATATATGAGGTTCTTGAGGTTGATAGTGTACATCGATGCCTCATCGACACACGCTAACCGGTACTTGCGGCCGAGGAGTTTGTTCATTTCATCTTCGTCGACATCCACGCCAGTCACATAAATCACAGAACCATTAGGAAATGTGACGGTCAATGCAGTTTGATTAAAGGAAGCTCCTAAGTTAAACTGATTGTTGAGAACTGTGAGAATGTCCTTCCAAATTATATCCTTAGCTGACATGCGTGTCAAGCCCACGAATAAGCAGTTACAGCCAGTATTGCGTAAGGCTTCGTAAATTAAGTAGATGCCGGCTGTATAAGATTTAGCTGAGCGACGCGTGCAGAACAACGTCTTGAAGAAACTAGAATCTGTTATGAACTCTTTTTGTTTTGGAAAAGCGGCAGTAAG